ATCAAGAAGATTTTTCATCATCCCTACAGGAGTTAAATTGAACAATGTCTTGTTCATTTCTTTAATTCTATCACCGAATGATTTCGATTCATTGGCTGCTTCTTCTGCTTTTACTTTAGCATCAGATTGACCTTTAGAATCTACTTCTTTCTTAAGTTTATCCACATCGCCATCAATGCTGGATCTATTGGTATTCAGCGCTGTACCAAACGGACTTAAACTAAATGACCAGATCGTTGTTTTCACGCCATCAATTTCAACAGGTACGTTTACGATATCATTCACGATCAACATTTTGATTGCTGGTCGTGCTTTTACTACTGCATTAATATCTGTTGTATTAAGGTGCTTATTCATCGCGGTAACTAAGTTAACAAATACTGGTAAGAAACGATATTTTAAGTATTTACCTAAAATCTCCATACCGGACTTGTCATCTTCTTTAATACCGAACAGTGTATAAGTCTCTTTAATCAGGTCAACAACATCACCGCTATAAGAAGCTGATTTACCACTCCAACTAATATTTTCACCAGCTGCTTTTTCCAACTGATTCAAAATAGAAATTCGAGTAGTGTCGTTTAAGTTAGATAAACCATAAGCCTTGTACTTAACAGATAAGAATGGATCGTATTTACCATCCGTACCTACTGCGGTATCGCCATTAGTAGCCGTAATATCGCTCTTAATATCTAAAGCTGATTTGATACCGTTCCAGATCATGCCCATTGGAGTATAGGACATTAACTTACTACTCATTACGGTATCTAAGCCATTAAATACTTTTTTACCTACCCATTTAGCTGCATTGTAAGCACCTTCAGCTACAGTAGCTGCTAATCTAAATGGAGCAGTAGCTACTTTCCAAACAGCCGTAGCGGTTTTCTTTAAGAGACCAGGATTATTTAAAGATTCACCCTTATTCAGTTTCTCTAAAACCTTTTCGATAAATACAGCAGCATCAGCACCAGTACATGCTAAGATTTGCATGTCTTTAAATGGAGCGTGCATCTCTGAATATTCACCTGGATTAGGTTTAATGGCATTTAAGTATTTACGAGCTTCTTCACCCTCTAGATTGTAAGAGTCTTGAATGTCGTATTTTGGATTGATGGATTTCAAAGCACTAACTGATTTGGTAAATGCTGGAATAAATCGTTTATTAAACCAGAACACCCAGCGCTGAGACTGAACCGCATCTTCTTTATCAAAACCAAAGATATCGTAAGCATCGTCCGGATTTACTTTTGTTTTATCAATTGTAATTCCATTAGGGCCTGTTACGACAGCATCCATGACAATACGTTCAAATTTCAGGATTTTAGAAGACCAAGAATCATCTTTATCATGATCGAAACCATAAAGCATCAAACGAGCTTTTTCTAAATCACCGACTTTAGAACCTTTATACATGTCGTATAGTTTACGAGCACCTTTGTAGATGCCATAACCTGCTAAAGCTACTGCACCTGCAGCTAAAGCATAAGGTAATGCTGCAGCTAATAAACCACCAGCCATGCCTAAACCAGAACCAATGGCAGAAAGTGTACTACCCACACCAAAGATACCGGCAGAGGCCATACCTAAGTCTAAAGCAGCCATGCCGTAGTTACCTTCCATGAGGTTTTGCACACCAGAATAACCAGCATACAAACCACCCACTACTGGAAGTGCTTTACCAGCAAATGACAAAGCTTTACCGCCAGCACTCAGAGCCATTTGGCCACCGGCTAATGCTACGTTACCTACTTTACTCGCAGCCGATCCAACTTTAGCAGCGTATGGAGAAGCAAAGCCTTTAACTGCACCTGCAGTATTAGCCATTGCTGTAGTGCCTGCGGCCATGACATTACGACCACCGGCCATCATGGCATTCTTAGCTTTGAATAAACTTCTACCAGCTTTCGAACGTCTAAACTTCTGATTCATGGCTTGACGCATCTTAGCAGCTCGTGATTTTGGTTTACGAGAAGATCCTTTACCACCTTTCTTAGAGCCTTTTTCATCTCCATCGGGAAGATCATCTGGATCGATATCGACACCACCATCTCGACCACCACCGCCACCTAATAAACCACCTAAACCTAAAGCGCCTAAAAGTTTAGCAGCAACACCTTGAGTTAAGCCTTCGATGATATTATCGAAAATACCATCTTCTTCTTTTTCCTCTTCTTTAGACTTCTTGCCATTTTTACCCCTGATCGCATCACCGATCATATTGGCTAAATTTTTGTCTCGTCTAGCTAATGCTTTCTCTTCAGCTTCTCTTAGTTTAGCAAGCCTATTTCTTTGCTTGATGTCTGCAATACCATTTTCTCGGTCACCATCTCCATCTCGATCCCCAAAGACTCCAGAACTAGGTACTGGAATTCGTTGATCTAATAAAGAATGGATTGCGAATAAATATTGGTTTGTCTCGTTAGAGATTGACAATCCTGCAAACAAAGCATCGGAAGGGTCTTTAATCTTACCTGTTAATTTATCGTAGATGGAGGTATAAGCGCCACCCATGATACGTAAACCTTTGGCGGCTCCTTTGGCAGATAATCCTAAGATACTCTTAGCAGATCGATAAGCAGCAGCACCCATCCTGACACCCATACGGATACCAGCAATACCTAACTTAATAGATCCCTTAGCAGCTTCAATACCTAAACCAACACCTTTAGCGATTAACCATTGTTTCGTACCTGAGAAGTTACGATAGTGGTCAGTAAACTCTTTACCAAATCTATCTACCAGACCTAAGCGAAGATCTTCACGAGTCAGGACTTCATTACCTTCTGAATCCACTACAGGGCCTGATACGTCAGCGATATCGATAATAGGTTTACCTGTTTCTTTATCGAAGTATTTACCAGCACGAATATCTTTAGCATAGAGAATAGGTGTTTCAGGATGACCTTTTACGTAGATGTCTTTTAACTGCATTCTTAGTTTACGACGAAGAACACCATGAGTCGCTAAAACACCCGCCTTAACGATCTTAGCAGGAAGCATAAGTCCTGCATAACCCCATGAGCCTAATTTAGTGGATATACCAATGGTACGATCTTTAAACCAGTTAAATGTCTTAACCAGTTTATAAGTACCAGAGTCTTTTACATAACCTTTCTTAAAGTCATCGTAACTACAAACAACGTTACCTTCAACATCGTAGATATCGGACTTAATATCAACAAACTGGGTAATCGGATTGCCTTGTTCGTCGTAGTAATTGCCCTTTTTCATTTCACGTGCTTTTAAGATGGGTTCTTTATGTCCTTTTAGATAAACATCAAGAACTTTTCCTTTAGCATTATCAGCAATATCTATTGCTCGCTTAGATGTTGTTTTGGTTTGACCTTTTAAAGATTTAAGTAAATCACCACCCATGTCTAGACCTAAACCAGTTAATGAGGTTGCTCCAGACAGACCAAATTTAAGACCTTTACCTGTTACATTGCCCATGGCTTTAGTCAAAGCCATACCCATGGTTGCTGTAGATGAAGCCGCCCAACCACCAAATTCCCAAATACGTTGTGCAATGTGTTTTTGCTGATTAGGGAATTGGAACGAGCGTTTACGAGCAAATAAATTCTTTACTCGTTGCATAAATCGTGGTCTTAATTCAGGAGGTAAGTTTTCACCAGTCGCAAACTGATTAATTGACATTAATTGCAGGTTCTCTAATTTAAGAGACATCTCCATTAATAAGTCATTTGTTGTAGCGGTGTTTCTGGCAATAGAATTGAAATACACATCTTGTAAAGTAGATGGTTTCGGTAAGTTAAGATTCTTTGTAAAGCCCGCTAGGTCAGAAACTGCATTACCTAAGAAGTCTTTAATCTTAGAACCAGTTTCTCTCGCCTTACCTTTAATATCATCTTGGATCTTACCTTCTTCCCAGTCTTCTTTAAACTGATCTCGTCGTTTCTTCCACTCTTCTTTAAAATCGCCAAATCGTTTTTCTGTTTTACCTTTTTGTTTCTCGTATTCTGCTAAAAGTTTTTGGAAATGCTTAGATTGCATTATTTTACCTTTAGCACTAACGTAGAAGGTATCTCTAACGTCTTCCATGGTTAAGATAACGTTACCTTCTTCGTCAAACACGGTTGACTTAATATCATTAATGCTTTTGATTACTTTGCCCTCAGCATCTCGATATTTACCTTCGATAAAACCACGTGCCGTCATGATGGGTTCGTCAAAGTTCTTATGGAATAAGTCCTGAACTTCTAAACCTTTAGATCGTAATTTATCAATAGCTGAAGTAGTTTTCTTATCAAGTTTTCTTCTGGCTAATTTAGCTTTAATACGATATTCTCTAGCTTTACCTTTAATAGATTCATCCAGTTCACCATCCCATTTTTCATGGAATTTCTCACTGACTTTATCGTAAGACTTTTTAGAAACTTTCTTAATCCAATCGTATGCTTTTGAAACACCATGACTGATGTCACTACCAATACCACCTGTTTGTGGAATGTATCCAGTAGCACTAGACAATGTTTCATTTAAAGAAGATAACTGATGAGAAATGATTTCTAAATAAGGTGTATCGTTAGAATCAGCTAAGTAGCTTGCCAAACCTTGTGTTTGAGATATATGGTCTTGTGGTCGGTTAGGTGTAATACCAGGAATAATCGTACGATCACCAATCCGGAATGAATCAAGATCACTAGAAGGGCTAGGTTTAGCACCTTTACCATTATTGATCCTTCTCTTACTGGATTTATTTTGTTTCAATCCACCTACGATATCATCAATACCGAATGACTCATCTAGACTATCTAAACTATCAATGTTTCGAGTAAGTTCAACTAACTTATCTACGTTAACGGTACCAGACGAATCGATCAGACCAATCTCTCTAAGTTTACCACCGTATCCTGCATTGACAATTGCTTGTAATGTATTTTCAGGAATAGTAAAACCTTTAAGAGTTGATTTGGCATTGCTGCCTAAAGAACCAATACGATCTGTTTCGTAACCAAACAAACCACGGGCACGGTCAAGTGCTGAAGATTTTTTATCTTCACGAGATACCTTACGATATCTAGCTGCTAAAATTTTAGCTTTCTCTTCACCAATAGCATCTTTAAATGAATTTGGATTGGTTAAGAATTTTGTATCGATGGTTTTATTTTCGGAAGCGGCGGAGATTAATACATTACCTACGGCCAACATGTCTTCTTTAGTAAAACCATCTAGCATTTCTTTTTCACCAGTAAGTTTATTGGTTGTAAACATACCAGCTGTAGAGAACGCATTGTTACCAAGACTATTAATTAAATTAACATTCGCTTTACCAACAGCGGATTTAACAATGTCTTTAGTCAGTGATGTCGAGCTAGTAAACTTATTAGAACGATAGTTGTATTCTAATAATGGAACATCTTGTCCCGTACGGATAATGGTTAATTCTCTTAAGATTCGAGCAAGGTATCCTGGGATGACCACACGCTGAGCTTTCGAAACCAATTGCTCTCGTCCTAATTGATCGCCATAGTTCTCGTAACCTTCGATATCTAAAGAAGTCGTGGATTTCTTATTAACAGATTGATAAACCAGTTGTTGGATAAAATCCACAACCGGATCCGTAACTTCACCACTCTTATTTAATTTACGACCAAATTCTCTAGCCTTACCACCAGTAAAATACTTAAGTACGTTTTCACCTAAATTATCATTAAATGATTTTAAGCGTGATGCGTTCTTATATACCTTTTTACCAAACTTGGTTTTGTTTGACATCTGAAGCATTTTCTTACCTAAGAAGCCAAACAATGTGGGAGCAACAGAAGCAGTAGCCGAATGCAATGCATCTCGACCTAATGGGTCATCATCCACAATGGCACTAATGCCTTGTTCTACCATTGGATCTAATAAATCCATAAAATCATTTACGCTACCAATGGCTGATTTTGTTGCACCCATTAAGTTGTTGGTGAAATTAGTAATGAAGTCTCCATTACCAAAGATAGTCTTATGGACACCTTCGAAAGCTTTTGAGCGAATCATTTGCTTAGCAGCTTCTGAAGTACGCATCTTAACAAACTCTGGAAGACCAGTGTTTAATTTGATTTCATTTAAAGTCTGAATTAATGCTTCGGATGTTTTGGTTTGGGTATTATAAATATCGCTCAATAAGTGATATTTACGTAATTGTAATTCTATCGATTTACGATAGTAGTTATACGTATTCTTATTTTGGAAAGATACAGTATTTCTTAATGACGCATCAATAGAAGACAATACACCAATCTGTCCTTGGAAACGAACGGTTTCTACAGCGTCTTTAGCGTCTCGTTTCACTTCTTCTAGTTTTGCTCTTTTCTCAGCAATTCTATTCTGAACAGAGAACAACTCACCAAGAGAAGATTGAATACTGTCTTCACGTTGTTTTTCTTTATCTACATTATTCTGACCGTAGTCATCACTACCATCAAAATCTTCTTTACCCCAGTTATTTAACTTATCGGTTAATGATTTTAAACCAATCATGTCACCTACTGGAGCTAATTGCCTCAGGTAAGATTTACCTCTAGACTTGATACGGTTAAATTCTTTTTTAACCACATCTGTAGATTCATTTACGCCAGAAAGTACCGCACTAATGTTGTCGTATGTTTCTCCGTATTCTGACGGGAAAGCAGCGCGTAATACTTCTTCCATGCCAGTACGCGTTAGCATACTGTCTTTCAAGCCAGCAATAACATTGTTTCTGGCTTTTGTCACAGGAGAGCGATTTTTCTCTGCAGTGGAATACTCATCAGAAACCGTATCCCATTGATCGGGAATCTGGTCTTCGAAGTCATCGAAATCGAACTTAAAGTCGAGATCTTCTGCTACGGCTTTACCTACACGATTTTTAATCGCCATGTAAAGTACTCCTATTTTAATCTAAAATAAATTCGGGTATATTTATTGTTGGCTCTAATTTATAAGCCAAAGTAGTCATATCTTCTATATAGTATATATAATGAATGAGTAGACTACTCTATTTTTTTAATAATTTATTTCAGAAAGGAATAAATGATTTACCATGGATGATAAAATTAAAAATGTCTTGAAGAATCAGAAGCCTTTTAATTTAAGCTTACTGAATCTCAATCAGGGCGAGCTATATCGTAGTTTGAATCCTGTTAAATCCACACAGATGTTTACAGGGGCTAACTACCAACTACACCCTGAAGGCTTATGGTCAAATGAGATATTTGGTGCGATGGGTTCACCTGATCGAATGACTAAACAAGCTTATATCGATCTTAATGTAGAAATTATCCACCCTACTGTCTATCGTGAATTAATCTCCTCTTCTTCTTTATTAGAAGAAATCATGGATGGTGTTACTTTTGCTAAATGGAACCCAGAGACGAAATTTTTTGATAAGTCTAATGCTTTAGATGGTGAAACTGGTTATGAATTCTTCATGCAGCATTTAGATGAATTGGTCATGCCAGAAACCAATTCTCCTAAACGTAAAGAATTAAACGAATTATTGAAGAAGCATCGTAAGATTTATAAACTAGATAAGTTTATTGTCTTACAAGCTGGTTATCGAGATGTTGAATTTAAAGAAGGGATGATTGATCACGACGAGATTAACCAAATCTATCGTGAGATAATTTCTCTGGCTAATTCTCTATCTAGTATTTCTTCTAAGTTAAATCTTAGTGCAGTAAACTCTACACGAAACGCCATTCAGAAAACAGTTTTAAAATTATACATGTATCTTGGTGAAATCACTGGTCATGGTAAGAAAAAATTGATTCAAGGTAAATGGGCGTCTCGTACTGTAGCGAATGGTACTGCAAACGTGATTACTGCTGTTAAACCATCTGGTCGTTTCTTAAACGATAAAGCCAACATTGGTTTTAATGATACAATGGTTGGCCTATTCCAACAATTAGTAGGTTGTTTGCCTTTTTCTGTTCGTGGTATTAAGAATAGTTTCTTAGCAGAAAAATTTGTTTCACCTTTGGAACCTGTTCGTTTGGTGAATAAGAAAACTTTAAAATCAGAAGAAGTTAATCTGTCTCAACAATGGCATGATTTATTTCAGTCTGATGAAGGTATTAAGAAACTGATTCAGCGTTTCCGACCTACTAGTGTTCGACACAACCCTGTTGAAGTAGATGGTTATTATCTTGCTTTAATCTATAAAGGTTTAGACGGTACTTTTAAAATCATTAATGGTATTGAAGAACTGCCTAAAGATAAAAGCAAAGAATTAGTTACTCCTCTAACCTTTATTGAATTACTTTATATTACTACGATTCATTTAATCGATAACGCACCTAGCAGTATTGTACGTTATCCGATTACTGGTATTGAAAGTAACGTACCTAGTTTTGCTAAAGTCATGACAACTACTAAGGCAGAACGACGAGTAATGTTAAATGATAATTGGGAAATCGATACGACAATCGAACCATTCTATCAATTCCCTATTAATGGTGTAGATACCATTACTTCTTTGTGTCCTCCGCTAGCATCACTCGGAGGGCAAGGTGGGGATTTTTGGCCTAAACCCTATTAATATTGAATTTTTTTACAACCTCCTTGTCCATTATAAATTAGAAGTTGTAGAACGTATTCATTATTAGGATTTAATACTCACCAAGTACCAATAAATTAATAAAGGTACTTGATGAATGCTCACCTAAAAATAAACTTTATTTGATAACGTAATAACCTTCTTTCAGCGTATAAAAATTCTTAAGATCGTCCATTGTTTCTAAACGGACGATTTTCCCTGTCTCTTTAGTTACTAGAGTAACAGGTAGTTTAACACCTAAGAAATTCTCAATTGCTTTTTTACGCACGGCTTCTTGCCATCTAGTCGCATTGTCATTTTTATAATCGTAATCTTCCGCACCCCATTCTGTAAATTCAGATTCTCGACAAAATTGATAACCATTAGGGAATGTCTTTTGTCCTTTAGATTTACAGAAAGTGGTTATTTTGGTTACGTGAACATTAAAATGACGTGCACATGCGCCAATACTATTAAAACGCGATACTTCTCCAGTTCCGAAATTTCTAATCAACACAGGATTAGTACCAGCAATTAAGTTATTCTCAACTGCTCTAGCGTTGTTAGCTGATCTAGATACCCATTCTAGATTCTCTACACGATTATCTAAAGAGTTATCGTTGATATGGCTAACATCTAACTTATAAAAGTTAGGCGGTATTGGTAAATAGGCTAGTGCCATCAAGCGATGAATACTTACTAGTACGTAAGGCAATTCTTTGCCTTCTTTATTGAATTTCTTACATACGTCTGATTTTAAATTTATTTTTAAGTATGTTTTTGCATTGGCTGAACTAGAACCTGGTGTAGGTCTTCCCTCTAGGAATCCTCCGCGATTTGTTTTAATTAAGCCGTTTCGATTTATTTTATACTGGACAAAACCAGGAATCATTCTAAAGCCTTCTTCATCGTCTTTAGAATTAGCATTTCCCCAAGCCATATTAGAAGGATGGACATTCCTTGAGTCTCCATCTATAAAGATAATCTGTTGAGACATAAGTTCTTCGAACATGTCTTTATAAAGACCTTTAAATGCATAGTTAACAATATTTGCTATTCGAATATTTCTATTCAATGGTTGAAAATAGATACATCTTTGTCCTTCTATTTCTATTGGGTTAACTATACGTACATCTCCATTAGAACTTCTAATAAAGATATTTCCTCTAAGGTCCACGTAGTATTTTTCGAAATTTACAGTATCTCTGTAAAAACAAACTTGATCTAAATTCTCGTTGTAATTGCGTAACATTATTTGTTACTCCTTAAATAAATGTTTATTGATACATCAAGGTCCCCATGGGTTATAAACCCTAGCAAAACCCTTCTAATTGACGGGAACACCCTGTAAAAGGTCTATACACTAACTACTGGTAGTAATACACAGTAGGGTCTGGAGTAATTAACCAGAATATAGTAAAAGAGATAGATCAGTAGGGCAATCCGCAGCGAAGAATCCTATTCTCTCTTAGAGAAGGATTTGTGTTCAGAGACTAGTCGAAAGACGTAAGGCATTGTCGTGATGACAACCCTGAAACGGAGGGCGGGTACAGTGGTTTGGTAGACCTCTATGTACCAGTACGGAATACCACTTCTGTACTCTTGAACCTAGGTACTGACGATACCGAAGTTTAAGCGATTATATAGTCCGTTACACTTAAAAATAGATAATTCTTCATATAGAATATAGCTATGGATATTTTTACTATAATAGAAGATAATACGTTTTTATTATAACATTCCTGTATTCTTGAAGCATTTTTTATTATTTAGGTATGACATTTGATGGTGATAGAGAGAATATCCTCTCTGCTCTTACTGAAGAAGCCCGTAATGAAATCATCCAGTATAAGAAACAAAAACGTGCTTATGTAGGTCCAGATGGATCTATACGTTATTCTGTGAACTACGATACTGTTAAATTTGTTTGCCATAACCTGTCTGATGTACCTAATGAATAATTTTTTAGGTAGGTTGTTTAGGTGATGGTATCTTATTAACAAAGTGTACTCTCCAGTGGTTCATCCCTGGAGAGTGCTCTTATCTTTTTTTTTAATCAATGTTTAAAGGAACAAACTTGTAATGATTAACTTTGAACAATTTCAGTTAAAACTCATGAATAGGATGGTTACCCATTTTAATAATCCTAGAGTATTTAACACCACCCAATTTTTCCTACCTAAACAATCTGCTTATCACTATATTCCTAGCAGTACTGCCGATGTTGGTCCTAGTGATAAAAATGCCTTGTTTAAGAAAGGTAGTCTGAAGATTCCCATGTATTCTTACATGGATATTGCTTCTCGTTTAGGTACTTTAACTATTCGTACCGCAACTCAAGTTATTGAATTAAAGAAATACTTAAAACTCAACCGTAAATTTAAAATGGTGGTTGAGATGGATAAGTATAAACCAGAACTTATTGTTCCTCTAGTTCTTAACTATTCCCTCATCGATCGTCGTTATCGTTATCTAGGTAATACTAACTATATTGGTTATTATCGTAACATGAACGTTTTAAATACTTTGTTAAAAGGTTTGGCTGACGTTAGTTACAACTACAATAACTACTATAATCAGTTCTTATTTATTAATGTTCCTGACGAATTACTTCCTATCTCTAGTTTAAAAAGATCCATCACTGGGATGACTGTAGAGTTATTCCGTAAGTTAGATAACTTGGAAAGTATCTTTATTTTAGAGATGTGGAAATGGTTGGGTCTTAACCGAGAAAAATCAGTATTTGCTAATGTACCTAAAACCATCTTAGATAAAACAAATATCGTTTTAGTAAAAAATGACGTATTTACAATTTTTAATCTGGGTTTATTAGATAGCTGGAGAAATAGTGAAGAGAATCCGGCTGGTAAAATTGATCCTCGCTTGATGAGTAAGCAGTTTATCAATATTCTCTTAAAACTGAATAATATCTTTAAAACTAAAGAAGGTATTGAACTTACTGAAGAAGAGATTGCTGCTAAGAATCTAGAAGCCGATGATGACGCAGGTATTGAAACTGATCCTGACGATGTAATTGTTAAACGAGACGATGCTGAACGTGACTATGGTCAGATTGCTGATTATCGATTACGTCGTGGTCGTGCATTACAAAGAGAAGAAGATCAAGAGAATAATGTAGATGATGACGATGATCCTGACGATCATGATGATACAAATGATTATCATGAAGAAGTCTACTACAATGAATTAGGCGAGGTGCATCAGGACGATGATGTTCAAGTCGTATCTGATATTCTCGATGATGAAGATGAATTAATTACAGAAACTGAAAGTGATACTGATCTTAATAAACTATCTAAGATGAGTAATATTGTTCCTGTGGTGAATGAACAAGAAGACGAGTTTGAAGAAGTCATCAATTCTAAATTTGACTCTAGTGACGTACTGGATCTTAAAAACTACAAAGTAGAAGATAAAGTACCTTTGGTTAAAGTTGTCGACAAGCCTATCTCTCCAAGTATTAAAGGTAAACTTGTATTAGAGGAATATGCTAAAAGCAATCCAATGACAGTAAGTAAATTCGATGGCATTCGTAAAGCACTTACTAAATATAATTCACTGAGTTTAAGTAAAGATGGTGGTAAAACCGTCGGAGAAATGATTGACATTAAGCCAGAAGAATTGAAAATTACTGAAAAAGATACTCGTGGTATTTCTACACTTAAAGTATTTGATAAAAAATACATCACTGAATTCATGGAAAGAGATATTGCTTCCATGATGGTGGGTGTGCAATCAGCTGGCGTAGTAGTTCAGGATATTAAGAAAACCGAAGTAGAAAACATTTCAGGTGCTTATACTGTTTATGCCATGAAAATTAAGCCAATCGAAGGCGAAGCTTCTACTATCCGTGTTAAAATTCCTAAAGTTTCTGAAGATGGTACTTTTACTATTGGTGGTAAAACTTATACTTACTGCCATCAGCGTTACGACTTACCTATTCGTAAGATTGACGACAGTACAGTTTCTTTATCGAGTTATTTTGGTAAGACATTCGCCTCTCGAGATGACTCACGAGCATTTAATTACGAGAAATGGTTAATTGCCAACATTCGTAAGAATGCTTTTGATCAAGAAAACAAAGATGTATTAGAAACTCGTTCTGGCAATATGTTCGATAATCATCTAGAAGCGCCTTATGTATATTCTGTCTTGTCTCGTAATTTTAAAGCAATCACTACAAAAGACTGCTTCTTGTATTTTGACAGAAAAAGTGCTGAAGAACGATTTGGTCGTGATTTCGTGATTAAGTCAGAAGTCACAGGAATGACTTTTATCGGTACGTACAAAAAACAATATCCGTTAGCAATAGATAGTGAAAATATTATTTACTATATTCAGGACAATAATCCAATAGAATTAGGAACCATTGAATCTTTGTGTGGTTTAGATTCTGTTAAAGCACCTACTGAGTCAGTCAATATTGACATCATGGGTAAAGCGATTCCTATTGGTCTGGTGTTGTGTTATCGATTAGGTATTACTAAACTATTGGCTTCTTTAGAACCTAAATATTATCGAACTGAACCTATTGGTAAACGACTGAAGTTAGAAAGTCATGAATATGTTATTCGTTTTAATGACTTTAATTTAGTTCTTTCTAAACGAGATCGTGTAACCAGTTTGATCATGTCTGGCTTAAATAAAATACCAGATCTAAATAAGATATCTATTTACAGTTTAAATGAAAAAGAAAACTTCTTTAATCTGTTAGAATCTATTAAAATTCCTGGTCGTTACTTAAAAGAAATCGATCTTTATTACAATATGTTTGTGGATCCCATCACTGAACGTATTTTGATTGAGATGAAAGAGCCTGTAGATTTTGGTGGTCTTCTGATTCGTTGTGTTGAATTACTTGTTGATTATAAACACAGAGATGAAGTAGACATGTCAGAGCAACGTATTCGTGGTTTTGAACGGATGTCGGGTGAGGTATATACTCATTTGGTTCGTGCTTTACGTGAACATAATCGACACGGTATTAAAGCTAACTATCCAGTGGAATTAAATCCTGAAGCAGTATGGATGGCGATTAATAAAGACACGACTAAACGAATCATTGAAACTTTGAATCCTATTCAGGAATTGAAACAAGGTGAGGAAATTACCTTTACGGGTAACGGTGGTCGCTCTAAACAGTCTATGGTTAAGAGAACACGACAACACCACAAAAATGCTGTAGGTATTGTATCAGAAGCTACTAAGGATAGTTCAGATGCAGGTATCAGTACTTACCTCTCTGCTAATCCTAAGTTTACGAATCTTTACGGTATCCCTGAAAATTCAGGTACTGGAGAGATGAATCCAGACCTAAAACCAGAAAACGTTTTAAGTACTGCGATGATGATGATGCCATGCAGTGACATGGACGATTGATTGAGTTGAGCTATTTGAACTCACAAGAAGTTTTGTATCTACTGTACAGTATAGAATATTTTTAGCGTTGTAAAAACATTTGATATAGATCTTTTAAAGGAGGTTACAAATGTTAAATACAATGCAGTTTAACAATGAAACATTTAAAGAAATTCCTGGATACAATGGAAGATACTTTATTAGTAAAAATGGTAAAGTTATTTCTACTTTATTTGGTAAAATTAAAGAACTTAAAGCGACAAAGAATAACGATAGTTATTTGATTGTTAATCTTTCCGATGGAAATAAACCTAAACAGAATTTTATTCATCGATTGGTTATATTAACTTATGTTCTAGAAACTACCGAATGGCCTAAAGGAATTGTTACTGATCATCTAAACGGAGATAAAAGTGATAACCGTTTAGAAAATTTAGAATTAGTAACCAATCAGGAAAACCTAAAAAGAGCTTTCTTTAAGGGCGGATATATCAATAAGTATATTCCTGTAAAAGCTAGAAATTGGGAGACTAAAGAAGTTATCCTATTTGAAAGCTGTAACGCTTGTGAGAAACATGTAGGTATTTGTAAAGACTTAATTACAAATACTGGACGAATGAATAATCCTCACAAGGTTTATCCTGAAGGATGGCAATATTGCCATCCAGAACAAGAATTTCCTAATGAAGGTTTGATTTTCTTAACTGAAAAAGAAAAACCTGTTTCTGTTAAAAATATTTCAACTACTGAAGAATACGACTTCGATACATTAAGCGATGCGGCTAAGTACTTAAACTTGTCATTATCCACATTGTGGTCCTGGTTGTCTAAAGAAGAACAACCATTCGTACCAAATACGTATTTAGTTAAATTCCGAGACAATCCTAATCCTTGGAGATTAGTGATGGATCCATTAAAAGAATTGATCGATAAGAAAACTGAATTAGAGCCGGTATTGGTTTACAATGAAAATGAAAAACCAATGCTGTTCTTATCGGTATCTGACGCTGGTAGATTTTTTAATGTTGGAAAAACAACTATTGCGTATCGGTGTAAAAACAAGCTTGATGTAAGTGGTTATAAATGGCTTTACTATAAAGATTGGGTCGTCCTTAAACCGTTTGAATTGCGGGGACCTCTCGCTAAGTACTTTGTACCAACTCAGGATAGCGATATGCCTGAGGGCAGTTCTAATCAAACTGATACGGTAAAAAGCAAAGTAATAGAGAAAATCCGCAGCCAAGATTCTACTTTTGAAAGTATTCCTAGGGAACAGATTGATAGAGTAATACGTAGGAAACTATCGCTGACCTATAAGAGACTGAATAAGGACAAACTTCCTGACTATTGGAAAGATAAAGAAACATTCTTAGTAGAAGTTAAAAATCTTAAAGGGTATAATGAGAAAGATTTATACTTTAGCAGGATTAAACTAAAGCTAAACGTTAAGAAAGACGGAAGAGTGTTTAGTGATTACCATAGTCGAGAAAACTCTATATTCGTTACTGTTCCTGAATATAAAGTAGAATAAGGTTCAACGACTATCGAAAACACGCTTACTAGTAAATAAGGATTAGTAAGTGGAAGTGAGTAGAGTAGGGAGTCTGTTGGAAACAGACTCTCCCAAGCGGACGGGCTGTAAGTTTAACCAACTTACGGTAAGATATAGTCTAAATACTGTGATGATATAAGAATGTTGAGAACGTGCTTGTATTATCCAGAGTAAGCCAAAAAGACAAGTTTTTCTAGGAACTCAGTCTTTACATTCGATTCCAGCATCAGGTTATCATCCAATGCCTACTCGAACTGGTTACGATGCTAAACTGGTTCAACGAGCTGGTGATACATTTGCGGCTACTGCTGATAAAACAGGTAAAGTAGTTGAGGTAAACGATTACGCCATTAAGATCCAAAATGATGACGGTACATTCCGCCATATCGAGATTGGTCGTAAGTTTGGTAGTAGTGGTGGATTCACCATGCCTCACGACATTGTTTCAAATGTAAAAGTAGGTGATCGATTAGAACTGGGTGATGTCATTGCATACCATTCTGGTTTCTTTACTAAGGATCCGTTAAATCCAAAAAGCTTAGCTTACAAATCAGGTAAATTGATACGTGTAGCTTTGATGGAAAGTCCTTATACGTATGAAGACTCGACAGCTATTTCTAAGCGATTAAGTTTAGATACTGAAATCCAAACGACAGTAGTAAAAGAAGTCGTTGTGAACTTTGAACAAAGTATTCATCGATTGGCTAAACCAGGTACGAAAGTAATGGTTGATGATCCATTGTGTTTTATTGAAGATGCTTTAACTAACGATACTAAATTGTTCGATGAAGAATCTTTAGATCTCTTGCGTAGTATTTCTGCAAATGTACCTAAGAGTAGTGTAAAAGGTGTTATTGATAAAGTGGAAGTATTCTACAATGGCGATAAAGAAGACATGAGTGAGTCACTAAGAAAAATTGCTAATCTTTCAGATTCTAAAATTGTCGCTAGGCAAAAAGCTTTAGGTAAATCTCCATTTACAGGAATGGTAGATGATACTTATCGTGTTAACGGAAATCCTTTAATGTTGGATACTGCCGTTATTAAATTTACAATTACGAGCAATAACTATTTATCACAGGGCGATAAAATTGTCTTCGGCGCTCAGTTGAAGGCAACGATCGCACATGTATTTGAAGAATCTCCAAGAATTAACTCGGAAGACAATCAACCAGGTGAAGAGATTGATGCTGTATTTGGTAGTCAATCAGTATATGCTCGTATTGTAAACAGTCCTTTCTTGATGGGTATGTCTAACAGTATTCTGGTAGAAATGTCTAAACGTATCGGCAAGGAATATCTGTCTAATAAAGATTAACCTATATTGGGATAAGAGTGCTCTATTTCTAGAGCACTCTATATCTCAAATTTTACTATTTTATGTTTTTTAGATCTGGGAATTTAAACTATGGATCAACAATTTGTTAAAGATACTGAGAATGCTACTGTATTAGCATGTGCTGCTGATTTAGTCGGTGTATTCGCCAACCGTTTGATCAGTGAAGTAACTGGCGTTCAGGGTTTTGTAAAAGGCGAAGCTTTGAATACTAACATTATTCAAGAAATGGCTTTGGCTGAATTGCAACGCCGAATTATTGCTAAAGGAGAATAAATAAATGCTTACTCAAGATGTATTAAACTTGGCTAATGATGTTGCCAAGACTTCATTGTTAAATGGTGCTCGTCTTAAAGCAATTCCTGGTACTGCTCTGGATGCGATGGTTCAAAACGTTACTCCTGCAGAAGGTGTTGTAGCATCTCAAGAATGTTTAGAACATTCTCTTGGAACAGTAATCGATAAGTCTTATGCTAATTTTGGTTTCACTGAAGGTGCCGCTATTTACCAAGTATACGACTCTATTGAAGAGCAATGTATTAACCCACTTAAAAACCAACTGAGCTTTACTCGTAATGTCGTAAGTCCAGTTATTCGTGAAGTTATTGATGATGTTCGTGACCGTCTGTCTGTACGTGTCGAACCAGCTTCTAAAATTAAAGTAAATCAAATCGAAGTACCTGAATTTGTATACAGTACGGTTCTTCCTCGAATTGCAGGACTGGTATCTCTGTATAACCCTTCTCAAAAAGGCCCTTCTAGTCAACCTACTTTTGATGAAGCAGATAACGATACAGTTATTGAATTGGTTCGTACAACTGATGACAGTACCAATGAAGGCATCATGAACTTAGCTGAAGTATACGAGAAACAATTCGGTGGTGATTTATTCCAAGACGCATGGAAACTTTTGAAACTTCGTAATGAGTTTGTTAATGATACTTCAGTAACTTACCAAAGTTTTATGGTTTACCTGACTGCGTTTTTGATTGTTGATAAACTGGAAAAAGAACCTATTCAGGGAATGCGTATTACTGAAGAAGAATTGAAACAATGGGCGATGTTCTTTAAAGTTGCTTGTTCTCGTATTATTAATAGCTTTGCCAGCATGTATTCTACTGCAATTGCTTCTAAAGCTGTCATTTCCAGTGTCAACACCAAAACCAAAACCATCTATGTTTACCATGACACTTATGCCAGTATCGATCTTCCTAATAAAGCCGATATCTTGGTAGGTATCATGAATTCTAGTAATCCTACTGCTTATCGTAATCTTGATGCGATCACTGAAAATGCAGAAGAACTTGCTCGTCATGGTCAGTTGGTTTTGGCTACTGTAAACACCATTGATAAAACTCGTTTGGCTGCTCGTACATTTGATGCGATCACTTCGAGCATCTTGGCATTGGTAGAAAATACTTTTAACGATGAACATGCTGAATTGAAAGCAGTCATTGAAGAAATTCCAGTATTGGAATATCGTGGTAAGATCAATCAATTCCTGAATAACTATTATCCAGGTAATCGTATTTTGGATGTTGATTTGGCTTATGTTGTTTCCGACACTGTATGCGATTTATTCTTCAAAGACACTATGGCTAAA